CTGATCAATGGATCGCAGGTGGTGGCAGGGTTTGACCCCGAACTGGCCAGCGCCATGATGATGACGGCCATGTTGAATATGGACGGGGAGGGCGTCGAAGACTTGCAATCGTGGATGCGTACCAAGGCCCTAAGCATTGGCCTTGTTCAGCCGACCAAGGACGAACAGGACCAAATCGACCAAGCGCAGCAGCAGGACCAGGCTCCTGATCCGCAGGCTGAGGCGCTCATGGCGGCAGCGGCTCAAGCCAAGGCCCTTGCTGGCAAGGCGGTGGCCGATACCAAGCTTTCGGAAGCCAAGACCATCCAAACCCTCGCGGATGCCGAAAAGACCCGTCAAGAAACCGATCACGGCGCAGTTGAGCGCAAGGTCGGGATGATTGGCAAGGTCCGCGACTTTTTCAGCCCCCGGCCCATGAACAATTTAGCGCCGATCAACCCTATCCAAGGTCCGCAGCCATGAAGAAGCCAATCAAGACCGCAAAGCCCTCAAAGGCCAGCAAGCCCGCCGCCAAGGGCAAGCCTAAGGACAAGTGCTAGGCCTCTGCTTTGACCCGTTACGATTACGGCTCCAACCCAGCCTTATCGGTATCCAGCCACCGTGAGTGCTGAGTGCAAAAATGGGGGTCGAATTGACCAATACGGCAGATGCGCAGGACAGCGCCCTAGAATCGGAAACTGACGACCTTTTGCCCGATGAGGGTAACGGCGATCTGGACCAAGAGGGCACCGATAGCGAGGCCGAAGGCGATGAGGATGAAGTCCTTGTAACCTTTGGCGATGAGGCAGCGCCAGCCTCAAACGAGGGACAGGATTCAGGGCTTGTCCGCAAGCTCCGCGCAGAAATCCGGGATCGAGATGCCCGCTTGGCAGAGTTGGCCAAGCCGTCAGCACCGCAAGTGGTTGAGGTCGGCGAAAAGCCAACCCTTGAAAGCTGCGATTATGACGAGGACACCTTTGAAACCGCGCTTGATGCTTGGAAGGACCGGAAGCGTCAGGCCGAAGAGGCCACGACCCAAGCCCAGAGGGATGCACAGGCCAATCAAGCGGCCTGGGCGGAAGAGATGGCAGACTTTGGGCGCAAGAAATTGGCCCTCAAGGTTCGCGATTTTGAAGCCGCAGAAGAGGAAGTGGTGGCCGGTCTGTCTCAGACGCAGCAGGCCATCGTGATCAAGGCCAGCAGCGATGCAGCCAAGGTCATTTACGCCCTCGGAAAGCATCCAGCCAAGTTGGCAACCCTCGCAGCCATTCAAGACCCCATCAAGTTTGCGGTCGCTGTCTCAAAACTCGAAGGAACCCTGAAAGTGACAACCGGCAACCGCACCGCACCAGCGCCTGAGGGCATTGTGAGGGGATCGGCCCCGATCAGCCGTCAGACGGACAAGCACCTACAGCGGCTTGAGGCCGAGGCTGAACGCACCGGCGACCGTACAGAGGTCGTTCGGTACAAGCGCCAGCTCAAGGTCCAGGCCAAATAGCAACCATTCACCCTAAGGGGATCAGCTATGCCTAACGGTTTCTCAAAAGAAGAGCGCGTAATTTTCGACAACATGCTGGAAGGCTATGACGACGCACTGGTTGCCAGCCGCGCCGCTGTTGTCACTAAGTTTGACCAATTGCAAATGGAGCGCACCGGCGACATTATGTGGCTGCCTCAGCCTTACATTATGACCACCTATGCCGGTAACGATGCCACGAGCAATTTCAAGGACGTGACCCAGTTGTCGGTTCCCGCCGTGATCAATACCCAACGCCACGCGCCTTGGGTTATGACCGCCCGTGAATTGCGCGATGGTCAGCAAGAGACCCGCCTATCCAAAGCGGCCTATCAACGTCTAAGCGCCGACATGAATGTTGACGTTATGACGGTGGCTTCCTTGTTTGGCACCCTGGTCAATAAGCGCAACGTCGCAGCCACTGGGTTTGATGATATTCAGTTGGCTGATGCATTGTTCACCGAACAGGGCATTCCCCGCGAAGACCGCAAATTCCTTGCCTCGCCGCGCGATTACAACAACATGGCCGCAGACCTTGCCAAGGTGAAAACCTCAAGCGCAGCTGCGGCTTTGACGGCGTATGAAAAGGCCATAGTGCCAGACATTGCAGGCTTCGACCTGTATAAGATGGACTATGCTTATCGCCTGACTGCGGCGGCTGGCGTTACCGTAACCTTGAACGGTGCCAACCAGTTTTACACTCCGGCTGCTGCTACCCTAACGGCGGGGCGCGGCTCCTTGAACGTGGACAACCGGTTCCAGACCATCACCATTAGTGTGGCTTCCGGCACGGTCAAGGTCGGCGATGCTTTCACGATTGCAGGCGTCAATGCGTGTCACCACATCACTAAGCAGGACACGGGCCAACTCAAGACCTTCCGTATCACCGCAATCCTGACCGGCGCTGGCGGCTCTGGTACGGTGCAGATCACGCCTCCCATTATCAGCAATGGTGGCGCGACCAATGCCGAGGCCATGTATCAGAACGTCACGGCAACACCTGCCAATGGCGCGGCGATCACCTTCCTGAATACGGTCACGGCCTCTGTGAACCCGTTCTGGCAGGGCGACGCTGTCCAAATCCTGCCAGGCCGTCTGGCACCGGCTCCGGACAGCGGTTTGGCCGTTATGCGCGGAGCGACCGATCAGGGCTTTGAGTTGGTTATGACCCGCCAAGGCGGTATCAACGACCTCTCCACCAAGTACCGGGTTGACGCGCTGTGGGGTACGGTTGCTGCCCAGCCCGAAATGATGGGGATCACCCTGTTCGGTCAGACCTAGGTCTAGCCGAACGCAATCGGGGAGGGCTTCGGCTCTCCCCTTTTTTCTCACGATTCAGGGATTACCCAATGACAGACCAGACCATGCTATATCGCCCATCTGAGGATAAGGCCAAGGCCTGTCCTGAGGCGTGGGGTCTACCGCTTGACCTTCTGATCGTGGATAGCGATCAAGAGGCCGATGCCCGCCTTGACGGTTGGTTGTCAGGCCCGGAGGCTGTCGCGGCCCTTAATCCTGATAGCGCATTTGGCAGTGCCTATGATAGCATTCTTGATGCGTCGGTTTCCGAGATAACGCCGCTTTTAGCCGAACTAACTGCGGAAGAATTGTCAGGCCTGCTGACGGCTGAACGGTCGGGCAAGACCCGCAAGGGGCTGGTTACGGAAATCGAAAAGGCCATAGAGGCCAAGGTGGCTGGCGATGCTTAAGCCCTTTTGCCCCAGCCCAGCCAGTAGCTTCTATATTCCCAACGCAATCACAGCATCGACCCCTGTGGCGATTCCAGACGGCTGCGACCAGTTGATGCTGTATAATTCATCGGCGACGGCCATTGCCTTTTTGCGTGTCGCGACCCTGCCATCCAATACCGATGCCGGGGTCAATGCCACGGTTGCGGGCCTTGCCGCTGCGCCGGGCGGTTTTCCGGTCCCTCCGGGTCATCGGTTCGTGATCTCGGTTGGCTTTGGGGACAAGCGGATCAGCGCCATTGCATCCATAGCCGATGGTAATCTTTTGGTAACGCCCGGCAACGGGTTCTAGGGGCCGCTTGTCATGATCATCTGGTCGCCAAAAAAACCAACTGAGACCGTCGCCTATGTCATAGACTGGGCCACCGAGCTTGGCGGCGACCAGATTGCATCCCACACTTTGACGGTTGCCAGCGGAACGGCGGTTGTTAAATCATCCGTGGTTCTTGATGGCGATAACGGCGCAACCTCAGTCCAAGCCCTGATCACGGGCGGCACAGACGCGACCACCACCGTGTTTAACCATACGGTCAGGACCGACCTTGGGCAGGTTCTGACCGACCAAATCACCCTGCGGATTGACAGTGGAAGCAGCACGGTCCCCGCAACGGTAACAAAGCGCACCATCATCACCATGGCGTTTGAAGAAATCGGGCTAGCAGGTTATGCCTTCGACGCCACGCCAGAGGAACAATTCTCAGCCCTGCGCCGTCTGGATGCGCTCATGCTCGAATGGGCCGGCCCAGGCTGCAACATTGTTCTGGGCTATAACAGGCCCTTGGTTCTGGGCGGCGGCGATCTAGGGGACGCCTCCTATCTGCCAGACTGGGCTTTAAACATCGTCGCCCTGTCCTTGGCCCTGCGGATCATGCCCGCGATTGGCAAGACCATGAGCAGCGAAAGCCGGATTGCGCTGGCGCAGGGTCTCAATGCGCTGCGAGCTGCAAGCGCGGTCATCCAAAGTCGTCCTATCCCATCAATGGTCGCGCTAGGGGCGGGCAGTCGCCGTTATGGGGCGGCAGGGGTATGACGCGGATTAGCACCCTGTCTGGCATCAAGGCCGATGCAACGGCCCGGTTGCGAACCAGTTATCCAATCAATCTTGAGCCTGTGATTGCCGAAAGCGGCTTATCAGACGGCTATCTCCACAGTCCGCCCGGCGTGACCCTGATCAGCACCGGGCCGGGCCGGGATCGCGGGGCTATCAACTGGAATGGGGCTTGCTACCGGGTCATGGGGTCCAAACTGGTCCGAATAGATGGATCGGTCGTGACCGTGCTTGGCGAGGTCGGCGACAATGGCGGTCCGGTTTCAATGGATTACAGCTTTGACCGTCTGGCTATTGCCTCAAACGGCAAGCTTTTCTACTGGAATGGATCAAGCCTAGCGCAGGTTACAGACCCTGACCTAGGCCTCGTCCTAGATGTGATCTGGATCGCGGGCTATTTTATGACGACTGACGGCACGAATCTGGTCGTCACAGAGTTAAGCGACCCCTTTGCGGTCAACCCCTTAAAATATGGCTCATCCGAGGAAAGCCCTGACCAGATTGTCAGCTTGATTAAGATTAGGGGTGAGGTCTATGCAATCAATCAGACCACGACCGAGAACTTTCAGAATGTCGGCGGTTCAGGCTTTCCCTTTGCAAGAAACAATGGCGGCTTGATTCCAAAGGGCACAATCGGCACTTATGCCAAAGCGCACTTTTTGGACACTTTCGCTTGCGTCGGGGCCTCGCGCAATGAAAGGGCCAGCGTCTATCTAGGGGGACCAGGCCAAGCCTTGCCGATCTCTACGCCAGAGATTGACCGAATCCTTGGCGAACTGAGCGACGGCCAATTGTCGACCATAGAGCTTGAGGCTGTTGTCGATGCCAATGAACAGCGCCTATTGGTCCATCTGCCTGATAAGACCCTCGTTTATAGCCACCAAGCGTCGCGCAGGGCGGAGCAATCGGTTTGGCACATCCGCGCCTCTGGGATCATGGCGGATCAGGCCTATGCGCCGCGCCATGCCGTCCTGACCAATGGCCAATGGATTGTCGGCTCACTGGATGGCATGGTGGGTTACATGGATGAAAGCGTCCAGACCCATTTTGGCATTGTCGCGGGCTGGCAGTTTGACACCGCACTGATTTATAACGATGGGCGAGGGGTGCTGATCAAGGCGCTTGAACTGTTCGGCGTACCGGGTGCTTGCCCCTTTGGTAGCGACCCGACCGCCTTTTTATCCATCACGCAAGATGGCCGCACCTGGGGGCAGGAACGGGCCATATCACTGGGCAAGACTGGCGAGAGCCGCAAGCGGATGCAATGGCGACCAAAGATCATGGTGCGCGCCTATGCGGGCCTGCGGTTTCGGGGTGCTAATACGGCTATTGCTTCATTCTCCCGCCTTGAGGCCGATTTAGAGGCCTTGACGGTATGATCGAATATGAGATTGACCGCGCAGCCCTAAGCCGGTTCTTTGGGCAGGACAACCGCACCATCCTAGCTTTTGAGAATATCCAGCGGGCGGCGTCGCAGGTTAGCGGCGCGGTAGAAAACGCGGTGGAGGCTCAGGCCGTAGCTGATGCAGCTACGGCGGCGGCGGCGGCATCGGCGGCGGCGGCGGCATCCGCCCAGTCTACGGCGGATACAATCGCGGCGGCGGCGTTTGTTGTCCTGGCATCATCGGGGGCCTTATCGGCGGAGCGTGTTCTAATGGGCGGAGCGGGCGTGTCGCTGGATGTGGCGACCGCTGGTCTGGTTAAGATCGTGGTTGATGCCCTGGCTGTCCTTAATGCGGCCCCCATCATGCTAACGCAGCCCGTTGATGTCCAATCCTCCTTGCGGTGCGACAGTTTGCGAATTGACTCCACGCCAACAGCCACGGTCACGGCGTCAACGCATTCGATCCCGGTGAGCATCAATGGCACCACCTATTACATCCGCCTGAGTGCCACGCCATAGGCCTGATCCTTGGTGCTTTGACCCGTTACGATTTCAATCGCATCCCCAAGATAACAGCCGGGGGTCGCCGTGGGTATCTTTTCAAGCATCGCCTCGTTTTTTGGGGCATCGAAGAAGAAGAAGGCCGCTGGCCAAGCCGCCGCAGCCCAGCAGGCCGCTGCCCAACAGGCTATTGATGCCGTCACCGCGCAACAGGCCGCGACGCAAGCTTCTCTAGCCCCTTGGACCGAGGCTGGGCGCAAGGCCCTTAGCGGTCAGAGTGACCTTTTAGGGCTCAATGGCGGATCAATGCAGGCCGATGCGATAGCGGCCCTAAAGGATAGCCCGCTCTTTCAGTCGCTATTTCGTACAGGTCAAGAAACGATCTTGCAGAACGGATCGGCAACAGGTGGTCTGCGCGGCGGGGATATTCAAAGCAGCCTAGCCAATTTTGGCTCCGACACCCTGGCAAGGGTCATTCAAAACCAGTTAGCCAATCTTGGTGGAATTTCCGAAGGCGGCAACGCCACGGCGACCAATATTGGCCAGCTTGGCGCGGGGACCGCAACCAATGTTGCAAAGCTTCGAGTTGGTCAGGGCCAAGCCCAAGCGGGCGGCATCCTTGGTCGGGCAAATGCTAGCCTAGAGCAAATGAAGGCCGGGGCTGACATCATTGGCAATCTTGTTGGCAAGTTCGATTTTGGCGGCGGGCAACCTGCGCCGGGGGCGGGCGGGACCGGTGGCGGCATTAACTGGGCCGCTCTTGCAAAGGCTTTTCTCTAATGGAAGGGCCAATCGACTACTGGGGGCAGTTGTCCAATATTGATGTCGGCAAGGCCTTCACCGACAGCCTCCGCGCGGCTCAACAGCGTCAGGCACAACAGGCCGAGATGGTGCAGGCTCAACAGGCGCAGGCGCGGCTTGATGCGGCGCAGGAGGCCTTTATCAAGAATCCGTCCGCCGAAAATGTCCGGACGCTGTTTATGCTTGATCCAAAATCGCGAGAGGCCATCCAGGCGGCGCACAAAGCCTCGGACGCTGAAACCCAAAGCATAAACTTAAAAGATCAAACGGCGGTTCACGGCTATCTAAGCGCCGGGCGTCCGCAAGATGCCTCTCGCATTCTTCAGCGCCGCATTGATGCCGACAAGGCCGCAGGTCGCGATACGTCCGACGATCAACAGATGCTGGACCTGATCAATGAAGACCCCGCCGCAGCCCGCGCCGCGTCGGTCTATAGCCTTGCTGGCACTGTTGGCCCTGACCAGTTTGCCGCGACCTTTGGTAATCTTGGCGACGCCGACCGAGCTAATGCCAAGTTACCTGGGGAAATCGCCCAAAACGCGGCTGCGACCCAAGGCGCAATTGCCACTGCGAACAAGACCATTGCCGAGACCAGCCAGATCGCTCCGAATGCCGAGGCTGAACGTCAGTCCAAGGCGGCGCAGGCTAGGCGGTGGCAGGCTCAAACCGCAAACGAAGCGGCGCGGCTTAACTTGGATGTTGGTAGATATCAGGACGATGTCGCGATCCGATATGCACAGCTAGACCAGACAGCCAACACCCTACCTGCACCCGCTCAGGCGTTGGTCAATACGGCAGTCCTTAACTCGACCTCTGCGCGGTCACTATCCGCGAAGGCCAGTAGCCTTGCCGACAAGTTGGCCACGGCCAGTGCATCAGGCGGTGTTACAGCCGGTGTTATCACGGCCCTGACCGGCCTGTCTGGCGATGCCAGCGCCGTTACCCAGTTGCGCCGCGACTATGAGCAATTGAGAAATCAGCAGGCGGTGAAAAGTCTGCCGCCCGGTCCAGCCTCAGATAAAGACATTCAAATGGCCCTTAAGGGCTTTCCCGAACCAACGGCAAGCGCCGACACGATGGTCGCTTTCCTGCGCGGCGTGGCCAAAATGCAAGACCTCGTTGCCCAGGACAATGACCTGCAAGCCGATTGGCTGGTTGGCAATGGCGGTTCGCTTGGTCCAGCCCGCAACGGCGGCTTTTTTGTCGGCAATCGGCTGGTCAAGCCCGGTGAGCGGTTTAGCGCCGTGATTACGGAGCGCAACAGGGAGCAGGCCAAGGCCGCAGCCCAAGCGCGGATGGCTCCCAAATGAAGGGCCACGAAATCAGTTATCGGGCCGCGTCCTATGACGCGCTGGACGCCAGAGTCACGGATAAACTTGGCCTGCCGGCAGGGCTTTTACAGTCAGTCCGCACCAAGGGCGAGCGGACAAATGCCGACCAGGTATCGAGCGCGGGCGCAAGGACGGTCTATCAGATCATTCCTGCCACACGCCGCGCCGCGATCAAGCAATACGGGATTGACCCCTACCTATCCGCAGAGAATGCCGCAGAGGTCGCGGGCCGCTTATTGTCCGATAGTCTAAAGCGTAATGGCGGCGATCCGGCTAGGGCCGTGGCTGAATACCATGGCGGGACGAACCCAGCCAATCATGGCCCAATTACCCGCGCCTATGTGGGCCGCGTTACCGGATCGTCTGGATTAAATGGAACGCGCCGGGGGTTAGTCCCTGCCATCCCAGAAGCCATACTGACCAATTATAACACGCCCGGCGCTATGAGCGCAGCGGATCGCAAGCGGATTGATGATGCCATCAAGGCCGGGTCACTCGCCTTGCCAGAAGGTATGGCCCTAACGCGCCCGCAAGAGGCCGCCAAGCCCGACGCGGCGGTGATCCCCAAGCGGGTGATTGATAACTTTAACAACCGCTCGGAAATGACCGAAAATGAGCGGGCCATGCTGGAGCGCGACCTTGCGGACGGGCTCATTGTTCTGCCTCAAGGGGCTACCCTAAAGCGGCCCGATCCCCTGGCCGCAGGCCAGCGACTAGCCATGGGTGCGGGTGGTGTCGCCCGTGGTGCAGCAGCGCTTATTGATATGCCGATCAACGCCGTCAATGCAGCAGCTAATCTGCCCTTTGTATTGGCTGGACAGAAGGCCCCGATTCCGACAACCGGCCCATTCAGTGGCGCAGTTGATCAGGCCCTTAATGCCGCTAATGTTCCTATGCCCGCGACCAAGGGCGAGAAGGTTGTGGATGCCATCGTCCAGGGCGCAACCCAAGGCCTTGCCACGGCTGGCATTGGTGGATTGATGTCGGGCGCAGCCGGGATTACGGGCGCAGTTGGGCGCAGTTTAGCCGCGGCACCCGGTCTAGATACTGTGGCCTCTGGCGTTGCCGGTGGGGCGGCTGAGAAAGCTCGCCAGAGCGGCGCTGGCGTGATCGGCCAGCTTGGTGCTGCCTTGGTCGGCGGCGGTGGTACGGCCCTGTCTGTAAGCGCCCTGGAGCGCGTTGCCGCCAAGTTTGGCCCCAAGACCGCAAGGGTTATCGAGACCGTTCCCGAAGAGGTCGCATTCAACAAAAATGGCGCAATCACCGAAGAGGGCTTGCACTATGCCGACCGGGCAGATGTTGCCCCGGCAGAGCTTAAGGCTGCCTATGCCGAGGCGGGCGCACCTGAGCCTGTTGCGGCGGGCCCTACAAGTAATGTGATAAATTCAATCGATAAATCAAGATCGTATACCAAGAGCGATGTTCAAGAAGTTGCCAAAATAGCGGGCGAAAGGCTGCGGGAACTCGGCGCAGATGTTAAAATCGGCGATCCGTATACAACAGCTTACGGAACAAGCGTTTATATATCGCCATCCAATACGGACGCTTATCATTATGCAGGTCTGCCCGTTCCGCAAGTACGAATTTCCGACCATAGCGGCGGCTGGGGGCATTCAAGGGGGCAAGTTAAACCATTAGGGTTCAACTTAGAACGTCCGAAAACCGGAACGGAACTGCAAAACAAAATTGATGAAATCATAAAAGAGCCGTTTTTAGGGCGGTCTTTTTATGACATCGATGGCGCTAAGGCCAATATTGATGCCGCAAGGGTAACAGCTAAAGAATTGGCAGCGCCCCTCTACAAAGAGCGCGCGCTGAACGCATACCTTGAACACATTGGCAATGGTTCCGCCAATTCCAAGAAACGAGCAATGGCGCAAGCGCGGGCTTACGACCGCAACTTTGTGCCCCCATCTGAAACGCCTGCCGCCCCGGTGCTTTCGTCCAATGAGGCCGCAGCCGTCGAGCGGGCCGGGGTCAGGGTTGCCGAGGACGGTACGGTTGATCCGGCCAGCGTCCGCGCCAAGGCCTCAGAAGCCCCGCCAGCGCCCGATGCTGTCAACGCGACCGCAGTCGATCCTAACGCGCCCTTGCCCGCCACGGCGGCGGCTAGGCTGACAGAGGCGACCTCTGAGGGCGTCCCCCTGACCAAGGGCCAAGCCACCCAAGATTTTTCCGCGCAAGATGCCGAACAGACCCTGAAAGCCCAAGCCAGCGGCGAGGGCGAGAAGGCGCGGGCCTTTTTGGCGCGGCAACAGGAGGCGATTGCCGGGGCCGTCGAAAAGTTCCGATCCGGCTTTGGCGATCCAGCCATGAATGCGACTGAGCGGGGGGCCATCGTCAAGGACTCTCTGCGCGAATTGTCTGACCAGGGCCGGGCAGGGGTATCAGCCCTCTATAAGCAGGCCCGTGAGGTTGCGCAGGGCCTAGGCGAAAATGCCCGCTCGGTCCTTGATCTGGATACCGCGCCCCTGCTGGCCAAGATGCGTGAGCTTTGGATTGACGAGGCCGTCCCTGAACAGGTCCGCAATGCCTTGCGCCAGAAGGCCGCGCAATATGGCCTCATCGGCAAGAACCCAAAGACGGTCGAGGGTATCACTGCCGTCGAGCTGATGGACGATGCCGGGAAGGTTGCCGAGCGCATCAAGTTTGCCGGGCCAGTCCGCCGCCTTGCCGTCGATAACGCTGAGGATCTTCGCCAGACCGTTAACGACCTTTACGCCGCCGATACGTCGCGTCGGTCGCAGGCGTTAAAGGGCGTGATTGACACCGCCGTATCGGATGCCGTTGAGCGGGCAGCCGTCGAGGGCCAGGGTGATGTTGGCGCTGCCTTTAAGGCTGGCCGTGAAGCCTTCATCACTCAGAAAAAGACCTTTGGGGCCAAGGATGTTGTTCAGCGTCTGATCGACTTCAAGAAGGGTACCCAGACCGATATAGTCCTACCGGAAAACGCCATTCGTGAGATATTCGCAGGTGGACCCGAAGGCCTGACCACGCTTAAAAAGATCAAGGCTGTTCTTTTAAGCCAGCCGACACCTAACAGCCGGGCCGCGTGGAAGGCCATTCAGGCCCATGGGGTCGCCGACATATTTAAAGCGGCCCTGAGCCCTAGCGGCGATATCTCTGGCGCCCGGCTATCGACCGCCATCAAGAAGTTTGGGCCAGACAAGCTTAAGGTTTTGTTAGAGCCGTCCGATTTTGGCCAGCTCATGAAACTGCAGCGAATCATCAAGACGGCAACCGTGCCTTTGCCTAACACCGTGAATCCTTCGGGGTCTGGCTATAAGGTCATTCAGTTTCTAAGCCAGCAGGCACAGCGCCTAGGCCCTGTAGCCTCTATTGTCGGCGGGCCGGTCAAGCCGGTGGTCGATGCCGTGGCAGGCCTGATCAAGACCGGACAGGAAGCCTCCGCCGCCAAGGCTGCGCTGGAGGGCGTAACCAACTTCACGCCACAAGCCGCCGCCCTGACTGACGCCAAGGCCGCAGCGACCAAACCAGACCTTAAGGCCGGAACAGCCGAGGCCGTCCGCGCCTTTATCGACCTTACCGCATCAACCCGCCTGATCGCGCCCCTGATCGCAGGGACTGCCGCCTCTAACCAATCTGAAAAGGATTGATTATGCCAACCTTATCCGAAATTCAAAACCCATACCCCCCTATTCTCAATCTGGCCGGTGCAGGGTTAAACGCAGGCAAGGTCTATATTGGCGTTGCTGGTCAAGACCCCATATCCTTCCCTCAGGCTGTGTTTTGGGACGCCGCAGGCACGGTCCCCGCGCCCCAACCTCTTGACGTGTTCGGTGGCTATGTCATGCGGCTTGGATCGCCCGCGCAGATATTCACGGCCTCGACCTATTCAATGCTGGTACGCGATCTATCCGGATTGCAGGTATTCTATGCGCCCAACCTGGCAAACTTTACTTTTGCCTTAAGCGACCTATCGAATGTTGGTCCGCTTGTGGGCCGAGCGGCCTTGGGCGAAGTCGCTAACATACCCGCTTTACGTTCAGTATCGTGGCCCAATGGTCGGCCTACTACGGCGCAAGTTTCTAGTAATTGGACGGCTGGCGATGGCGGCGGTGTGTTTCGGTGGGACAGCGCATCGGTTATTGCTGACAACGGCGGAACGATAATCAAGGAGTCGACCGTCACAACAGGGCGGTGGGTTCGTCAATGGGTGGGCCCAGTGTTTCTCTCATGGTTCGGCTCGGGGTCGTCAGCTTTTTCGGCTGCGATGAGCGTATCTATTCCTCTGGGTGTGGCTATTGACGGTCAAAATGCTTCTGTCACGTTTGGCACCACAGGTATTCGGCAATCCATCTTGAACGGGCAGCGGGTGCTTTTGCAGAACCTACGCTTGGACATTACGGCAGTCACAGCCGTGATGAACCTTACTTCGGGGTGGTCGTCTAAGATTGGTTTGGGGTTTGTTGCTGAAAGCAGTGCTGGCGTTGACATGTGGTCGGCGTCCTATCCACGCACAACCCTGACCGCTGCGGTTGCTCGCGGCGCAGTCGCGCTCCCGGTCGCGGAGTTATCTACATTCTCGGTTGGCGACGAGGTGCTAATTCACGATACCACTCGAGTATGGGATGCTGATGGCACAATCTGTTCGGAGGGTGCGACGGTTATTGCCAAGTCGAGCACTTCGGGTGCGGGTACGCTCACCTTGGGCGGAAGTCTGCGCTCAAGCTACACCACCTCGGCAACTGTTCGTCGTTGGGTTGCCGTCGATATTGAGTTTGACAATGTGGAAGTCCTTGGCGCTGGTGCTGGTGGCGACCAAGACGGAATTTGGGTTTGGGGCGCACGATCAACTCAAATTCGAGATTGCCTAGCTACAGCGACCGAAAATCGCGGATTTATCGTCTGTAATGGCCGAATGTGTGACGTCGAAAGCCTCCGCGCCAATCGGGTTGCGCGCGACGGCTTAGGATACGCGCTCGTCGTTTCCGGCACGGATCGCGTAACGGTTTCTGGCATGAATGTCTCTAATGGGCGTCATGCATTCGCATCGGGGCGCGGAGCGGGAGGCTCACAGATGCAGAGCTTTATCACTATAACCAATGTCGTTGGCGATGGGATGCAGGATTGTCTTATCAATGCACACCCTGGCGTTTATTCAATGATGGTTAATAATATCCAGACGCGCGGGGCTATTAACACTGGCACGAGTGGTGATGCCCTCATCCTTTTCCATGGCACCCATCTTTCGGCGAGCAATGCAAGATCAACCTTGGCGCGGCGTCACGGTGTCACAATTGAAAGTTTTGGACATCTTGATGAGGCGCGGGGCCACACTTACAAGTTTTCGAATGTTGCTACTGAGGCTGGATTGGTCGCCAATACTCAGTATGGCTTCGTTTTTTCTGATGCACCCTGCATTGCCGCAAACGGCTTCACGGGCGCAGCAAGTTCGCCAGTCGATGTTATTGAGTTCTCGGCGTGTGACTTTGTATCGAGAACAGGCTGTTTGATTAGCAACGGCGTGTCGCTCATCCGAGAAGTTAGACTTTTAGGCGGCGCTTATCGCTCTGTAGGCCCGGCACAACATGGCCACGGCTTCCAGACGGTCGTAACCGGAACGGGCCAAATTTTGCGCGTATCAGGCGGGATGTCTGTCTTTGAAAGCAACGGCGGCACTGGCTTTGCTGCCGTGTATCTCGCTGGCCGCTCTGGTGCTTTGTTGTCGGGCCACCTCACTGGTGCGGCTTGCCGTGGAGTAAATCAGTGGGGTGTCCGCATGGATCAGGGTACGCTTGTCCACGCGCCTATAGATGCAACTGGCTTTACCACATCCGCAACAGTTGCCGGAGCTGGGGGCGTATTGACACCGTACTAGACCAATACCTGATCACGGCTGACTAAAGATCATTCGAATTTTGTTTCAACGCGAAGAAAGGCACAAGATGAAAGAGACAATCATTGCAATCAAGGCTCAGGCTGCGGCCCTGATTATCCAATTTGGCTTGAACATGGCGCACAAGGTATGTGACGAAGCTTTTGAGCATGATCCAGAGGCTGGCGAGGAAATCAAAACCCTGCTGGATAAGGCCCATGGGCTGTTGCAGCTTGTTGCCCGTCATGCCGACCGCTCAACGCCAAAGCCGACGCCCGTGCTGAAAAGCGTCGGCGGCGACAAGAGGTAAGGCTAATGGGATCGGGTCTAACCGCAACGGGCTTGGCGGCGCTCCTGACCTTTGCGGTCGAGATGCTGGTCGATAGGAACGTCCGCCCGGCAACACTCGGCGCGTCGGCCTTCCTCGTGCTCACCTGGTGCGTTACCGCAATCGCCGCCGTGTTCGGCCAGCCGCCCGACAGTATGATCTGGTCTCAGGTATGCGACGCAATCTTCGCCGTGTTTTTGCTTGGGTCACGGCAGCAGGAGCGCGCCCGGTGGAAGGTATGCCTCATAATCCTCTTGGCAATTCAGGCGCTCACCAACCTTACCTATCAGTATTTTTGGCAACACCCGATAGCATTCAATGTCCGCGTCCTTGTCATGAATCTGACCTTTTTTGCCCAATTGATCTGTGTCCTTAGTCCGGGGGTGTGGGATGTCTTTCAGACTTATCATAAGCGCTGTTTTGACGTGGGTTCCCGTGGCAGC